GTATTGCTGGAGTACCAGGAGCGGCTATAGGCGGAGCACTTGGAGCCATAGGAGGCGGAATCATAGGTGACAAACTTACTGATTCAGTATTAAGAGGACTTTCAGAAGAAATCGGTATACCAGTTGAAGATTTAGAAAGTTATGATGCAATAGAAGAAAAACTGGACCTATTTGCAGAAGTATCAGGTAAAAGCAGAGAATCAGTTATAGGCTTCCTAAACGGCCTTGAAGAAGATGCTTTACCACAAGGTATACAAATGTTCGGCAGAAAAATTGCAGAGAAAAAATTAAATGACAGCATTCAATATATGTATAAACTTAAAAAAGACGGTAAGAGTGTTGAAGAAATTGCAAAAGAACTAGATATGAAACCAGAAGAAGTTAAAGATGCAATGAGTAAAACAGCAGAGTCTGTAGAGGAAAACAAAATGAATATGTTTGATGATATAATAGCAGACTTACTTTCAGAGGAAGTTAAAGTTGAAGAAGCAGAAGTTGTAATGGCTGTAAGAGCATTAGCAGATGATATACAAGATCAAATTGAAAGAGTTGGAAGAATGGTTAACGAAGATATTCCAGCGATTGCTGATCAAATGAGTTCCGAAATGGGTGCTCAACAGGCGGCTCAATTTAAAGATAGTATGGAAGGAGTTTTATCAGGTCACTTAGAAGCAACTAAGGCAAGTAAGGATAGCATAGACGGTATTATAGGCGGACTTACAGGTGAGGGTAGTGTTGGAGCATTAGGTGATTTAGCAGAACCTAGTATGGATGACGAAATGCCAAGCGACTTAGCACCTGAAGAACCAAGCATTGATGATTTAGCAGTTGATGATAACGTACCAGCGGCGGCAGGACCAGTAGATGAGCCTTTAGGCAGAGCCCCAATAGAGTAATAATGCGATTACATGAACTTTTACAGGAATCTTATGACGACGAACTGATATCAGCAGTTGGCGATTTAATATCTATCGCTATTACAAAAGACTTAAAAAAGATTTCTACCGAAAAGTTTCAAGGAGTTTTAGCAAAGCAAGGTTATCCTGCAAGTATAGAAGAAATTATACAAGCAGTTGATAAGAGTGGATTTGCATCATCAGTGAATAAAATAGAAATAATACCTAATACAGAATTAGGAATAGAACTTAACAAAGAAGAACCAACAGTGGATGTTGGTAATATGGCAGGCAATCAAGCAATAAGTGATATTAAATCGGAGTTATAATGGCAAACATTTTTACAAATGCTACCCAGGCAAGAAAAGATACTAGAAATAATGTTACAGTTCATGGAGAAGTAACAAGTATCGAAAGTAAAGTACTTGCTAATATAGATGCTGGCGTATTGTATGCAAATGTATCTGCTAATACAACAATGACTACTAGTAATGCGTACTACAATGCATTCAACGGAATCACAACAGACCCTACAAAATTAGATCAAATAAATTATGTTAAAAAACACTTTGTAGATTTAGGCTACGGTGTAAGCATAACTACAAATACAGAATCCAATAATACTATCGTTTGGAATATATCCTGGTAAATATCTTTACTTAACAAAGTAAAAGATAAATGCTGAAAAACAAATACGAATACCCTAATCTCAAACGAGTACAAACCAAAAAAGGCAGACAATATGTAGGAGAGGACAATAATCCTGTTCCTAGTGTTACTACTATCTTAGGAGATACAGGAGATAAGACTGCTCTTATAGCCTGGCGTAAACGTGTAGGAGAAGCAGAAGCAACTCGTATAAGTACAGAGTCTGCAGGACTTGGAACTAAAGTACACAATGCACTAGAAAAATATATACTACAAGAAGATTATGAAATAAAAGGTAATAATCATATTAGTGTAATGGCTAAAAACATGGTTACAGAAATGATAGACAAAGGTTTATCTAAAGTAGATGAATTATATGGTGTAGAAGTTGGGTTAATTGCAGAAGGATTATATGCAGGTACGGCAGATGGAATAGGCATGTGGCAAGGGGAAGAAGCAATTATCGATTTTAAGACTGCAAAGAAAATTAAAAAACGTGAATGGATAGAGGATTACTTTTTACAAGGTTGTGCTTATGCATTAGCACATAATGAAATGTTTGGAAGTAACATACAAAAGGTAGCAATATTAATGATAGACAGAGAAGGCAAATATGCTGATTTTGTTATTGAAGGTGAAGAATTTAATGAATATTGTGACAAATGGTCCTCTAGACTAGCAGACTATTATTCCAAGTAATACCATAAGATGATAAATACTACTAGTTAGGAGACTTTTAGTATGGCAACATCAAACAATAGTGTAATTGTTTCAAGAATACAAAACAGACGAGGGCTGAAACAGGACCTTCCAAGCCCATTACGACCTGGTGAATTAGGACTAGCAACAGATAGTCAGCAACTTTACATAGGAACTGATCCTAGTTTAAGTAATGAAAACGGTAAAACATTACAAACAGAAAATCACACTGGTTCTGTAAGAGATACTGTAGCAATATCTCACAATCAGATTATAAAATTTACAGTACCTCATATAAGATTTCCTGCCGGTACATTCTCAGGTACTGAAAAAACTATAAGTTATACTCCTAGTACAGAAAAAACGTACACATTACCAAATTCAGGTAGTGATACAAGAAAAACATTTAGGGAAACAGTTGCCGATGGCAACTTTATTAATTTAGAAAATAATTTGGCATTTACAGCCAATACTATCACAGTAGTGAAAAACGGTGAAATTTTAAATGGTGATGATGATGCTACCGTGTCAACTTTAATTAGTAATGATTATATATTTTCATGTAATACTGCATTAGCAAATACACATACGGCTACATTTAGAAATCTACTTACAGCAACTGATGAAGTTGCAATAACATATTATGGTAATAGTGCAGTAATACAATCTTTAGATGGTCATGAAACTGCAGATTCTAGAATTACATTTTATAGTCCCTCACAAAACTTTTATAGCCAGTACTCTATTCCGGATTTCAGAAAAATAGATGAAAAATTTGTAAGAGTTGCCGCAGATACAGGTGTGGGGCATATTGGTTTAGAGTATAAGCATATATCTATTGTTGCTGATAGTGGTGCAAATATTAGTTTTGCTTCATTAGGAAACTTATTAACAAGTCAGGTAACTGAAACAGCAAACGTAGTAACATTTACACCAGTAGGTGCATCAGATGTAACTGTTGCGTATAATAACTCTGGTGAAGATTATAATGCCAGTAGTTATTTTAATCACGTATATGTAGAAGAAGTTACCAATAGTTGGGTAAATAATAAAACTATACCTTTAACAGCAAGTAATTCAACAAGTATATCATTTACTCTACCTTCAGGAAATGCTTGGCAAACAGCAAGATCATGTACTGCCGCAGAATCATCAGGTGGTACTACAACTATTACTGGTAATGTTGATGGCCTTACTGCAAATGATTATGTTAAATTTATAGGTTCTAACGCAACACAATTTAATGACACCGACAAAATATATCAAGTACAAAGTGTAAGTACGGGTTCATTTACGGTTACTGAAGACAACGTAAGTTCAGCAATTACGAGTAATTTAGATTATATAAATTATGGTTCTGATAATAGTGGAGCCAATGTACAGATTTTTTCACCTTTACATGGTGTACCAGTTGGAGCAGATTTTAAACTTGCAGGAAGCACATCAACTGGGCAGGTAGCAAATGGAAATGCTACACTTATAGGAACAGCAACAGATAATACATTCTTTATAGTGGCGGCAGGCGCAGGAACATCAAATGTTACAGGTACAGCAGATGTTGTATTTGGTAGTGATACGTCTGGGAACATATCTCGTGTTAGAAGCACAGATTTAAGTAGTGCAACGAATCTTACTGAAGCAGTAACTATTGTAAGTGATTTATCAGATGCAGATGTATGGGAAAGTTTACAATTAGTACCAGATGGATTTAATAACAGAGTATTCTTTACTAGTAAGGCATCTAAGACATCAACACCGTTTGATTTTAGACTACATAACGATAGTGCAGATACATTAGGTACACTACAATTATTAGATAATGATTATGTTTATGGTAGTAAAGTATATGATAAGAATACTTCAGTAAAGGCAAAGTTAGAACTTTGGTTACAGGAAAAATTAATTGATACTGAAATAAATTTATTTGAATCTGTAGCAATTAATACTACTTCTTATTCTCCTACTTCTTCAATTGCTAATATTGAATCATATAGTACTGTTGTAGATAGTGAGTTTAAAGATATAGATTTTACTAGTAAAGAAGAAGCAGAAAATTTTGCATATATTTTAAATAATCTATATTTTAGATCTTCTACAGATGTAGAATCCAAAGGTCTAGTAAATACCAAATTAAATGTTGAACTACTTACAGCACAAGCATCAGCATCTGGACAAGCATTAACTACATTCTCTTCTACTAATACTGCTACTATAAAAGCAAATGGTACTATAGAAGAAAATGAAGCACCTTTTGTTATAGACACCACTACATACGATACTCATGTATTAGAATATAGTGTAAAATATGATGGAACATCTGATGGTAACTACAGAAGAGTAGGCACCATATTTTTAAATACATATGAAAATAGTGTTACAGGTAATTCAGGTGTTATAATTCAGGATATTGCAAGTGATGTAAGTGATACATTATCTGGAAATGTTTCTTTTAGTGCCTCATACGATGCAAGTAATAATACAATATCATTATCAAGTACAAATAACGTAGGAGGATCTGGCGAAGATCTAACTATGAATTGGATACAAAGGCGTTGGAGTTCCTAATTGAATAATGTTTCATAAGAACTTATCTGGATCAGAAAGATTAAGTATATGGCGCAACGTTAGACAGAAGACTCACAATAACATTTTAGAAGTCTTAGAAGATTTCTCTACAATAGAACCATTACCAAGATATCTAGATTACTACACACCCTCTAGTTGGCCTAATGTTTTTGAAATAGTAAACGAAGGTTACTTTTGTCAAAGTGGTATAAGTTTAGTATTGTTATCCACACTAATTAATAAAGGTTTCATATCTAAAGATACAATACAACTTCCTGTGATAAGTAATAATATATTAGGGACATCAGGGCTAGTTATATATGATAGAGATTTAGTATATAATTTTACACCTGGTGAAATAGTTTCTTGGGAATACGTTAAAGAGAATGCCACCATATTCCAAATTCATAAAACATTTGAATTAGCATAGAAACTTATTGACATTTATATAGTTTTATATTAAAATGATATAGAAATAAATATATCGTATAAACAGACTGAGGACACACATGCAAGTTAAAAAGAGAGACGGCACACTTGAAGACTTAAACATAGATAAATTACACAAAGTTGTCATGTACGCCTGTGAAGACATTTCAGGTGTTAGTGCCTCAGAAGTAGAAATCAATAGTCAAATTCAGTTCTTTGAAAGTATTGCAACAGAAGATATTCAAGAAACACTTATCAAAAGTGCCGCAGATTTAATCTCAGAAGAAACACCAAACTATCAGTATGTAGCAGGTAGACTAATTAACTATCATTTGCGTAAGCAAGTTTATGGTGAGTTTGTACCACCTTGTTTGTGTGATATCATTCAAGATAATATAGACGCAGGATTTTACGATGCGGAGTTTACTGAACTATATACTAAAGCAGAAATAGATGAACTTAACTCTCATATTAAACATGAGAGAGATGAAGTTTTAACTTATGCGGCTATGGAACAATTCCGTGGCAAGTATCTTGTGCAGAACAGAGCAACTGGTGAAATATTTGAAACACCACAAGTTGCGTACATGATGATTGCGGCAACATTATTTGCAAAGTATCCTGCAGAAACAAGAATGAGTTATGTAAAAGCATATTACGATGCTATTAGCACATTTAAAATTTCCTTGCCTACGCCTGTTATGGCGGGTGTAAGAACACCACAAAGACAGTTTAGCAGTTGTGTACTTATAGAAACAGACGATAGTTTAGATAGTATCAATGCAACTAGTAGCAGTATCGTAAAGTATGTAAGTCAGAAAGCAGGTATAGGTATTGGTGCAGGACGTATTAGAGCAGTTGGATCTAAAATTAGGAGCGGAGATGCAACTCATACAGGAGTTATTCCTTTCTATAAAATGTTCCAGTCAGCAGTAAAAAGTTGTAGCCAAGGTGGTGTAAGAGGCGGAGCGGCCACACTATACTATCCTATTTGGCATTTGGAAGTTGAGGACTTATTAGTATTAAAGAATAATAAGGGCACAGAGGACAACAGAGTGCGTCATATGGACTATGGTGTACAGTTTAATAAACTTATGTATGAAAGACTTATTAGTGGTGGAAATATTACTTTGTTTAGTCCTAACGATGTGCCTGAATTATACGATAGTTTCTTTAACGATCAAGAGAAATTCCAAGAACTATATGAGAAAGCAGAACGTATGACTAGTATTAGGAAAAAGTCTATACCTGCAATAGAACTTTTCAGTGCCTTTGTAACAGAACGAAAAGACACAGGTAGAATTTATTTAATGAATGTTGATCATGCTAATACTCATGGGTCTTTCATTGAGGAAGTTGCTCCTATAAAACAAAGTAATTTATGTTGTGAAATTGATTTACCTACAAAACCATTAAATGATGCAAAGGATGAAGAAGGTGAAATAAGTTTGTGTACATTAAGTGCAGTCAATTGGGGTGTAATTAAAGACTTACAAGAGATGGATAAAATTTGTAACCTAGCAGTCAGAGGTTTAGATGAATTACTAGATTATCAGGAATATCCTGTAATAGCGGCAGAACTTAGCACTAAGAAAAGACGACCTTTAGGTATAGGAATTATTAATTTTGCATATTGGCTAGTTAAAAATGATAGTAATTATCAAGATCCTAACTTAGAACTTGTTGATGAGTGGGCAGAAGCATGGAGTTATAGTTTAATCAAAGCAAGTGCAGATTTGGCTGTAGAAAAGGGTACTATAGAAGGTAATGAAGAAACAAAATATGGGCATGGTATTACGCCTAATCAAACATACAAAAAAGATGTTGACGAATTAGTTAAACACAAAGAAAGACAAGACTGGAAAGGTTTGCGTAAGCAGTTAAAAGAAACAGGTATTAGAAATAGTACACTAATGGCACTTATGCCTGCAGAAACTTCTGCACAGATAAGTAATAGTACAAACGGAATAGAACCTCCACGCAGTTATGTAAGTATAAAACAAAGTAAACATGGAGTATTGAAACAAGTAGTACCAGGGTATCCATATTATAAAAATAAATATGATTTGTTATGGGATCAAAAGTCCCCACAGGGTTATTTAAAAATAATGGCGGTCCTACAAAAGTACATAGATCAGGGAATTTCGGTAAATACATCTTACAATCCAGAACATTATGAAGATGAGAAAGTGCCAATGAGTGTACTTATACAGGATATCTTAATGTTTTATAAATACGGCGGTAAACAGTTATATTATAATAACACTTATGATGGACAAGGTGAAATAGATATACATAAAGAAGATAAACAGGACGAATTAGCAATATCAGAAATAGATGACGAAGATTGCGAGAGTTGTAAAATATAATGACAGTATTAAATACAAAAAATAGAGTAGATCATACTAAAGTAAAAATGTTCTTAGATCCAACAGGAGGTCCTGTAGTCCAACGATATGATACTCTTAAATATAAACAGTTTGACAAATTAACAGATAAACAGTTAGGCTTCTTTTGGCGTCCAGAAGAAGTAGACATACTTAAAGACGCAACAGATTTTAAAAACCTATCAGAACACGAACAACATATCTTTACCTCCAACTTAAAGAGACAAATACTATTAGATAGTGTGCAAGGCCGCTCCCCTAATATTGCTTTTCTGCCTGTGGTTAGCCTTCCTGAATTAGAAACATGGATTGAAACATGGGCATTTAGTGAAACAATACATAGTAGAAGTTATACACATATTATAAGAAATGTATATGCTAATCCTAGCAAAGTATTTGATGAAATGCTAGACATAAAAGAAATATGTGATTGTGCAGATAGCATTACTGAAAACTACGATAGGCTTATAGAATATAATCTACTTAGAGATTCAGGCAGTAAGAAATATGACTTATACGAACATAAGAAAAGAATTTGGAAATGTTTAATGAGTGTAAATATTTTAGAAGGTGTTCGCTTTTATGTATCATTTGCATGTAGTTGGGCATTTGCTGAACTTAAAAGAATGGAAGGTAATGCTAAAATTATCAAACTTATTGCACGTGACGAAAATGTACACTTAGCAAGTACACAACAGATGCTAAAATTCTTACCACAAGAAGATAAAGACTTTGCAAAGATTAAAAAAGAAACAGCAGAAGAATGTAAGCAAATGTTTATAGATGCTGTAGAACAAGAGAAAGCATGGGCAGAATACTTGTTTAAAGATGGTAGTATTATTGGACTAAATGCTGAACTATTAAAACAATATGTAGAATTTATTGCGGCCAAACGAATGCACGCCGTAGGCTTAGAAAAGATATATAATAGTGGTACAAATCCTTTACCTTGGACTCAACAATGGATTACAGGTAGTTCAGTACAGGTTGCACCACAAGAGACAGAAATATCATCCTACGTTATAGGTGGAACAAAACAAGACGTAGATGGAGACACATTTAAAGGCTTTAGTTTATGATAGTAGATTTAAAAGAATTTCTTAATAAAGTAGTTACAATTAAAACATTAACAGGGTTAGAACTTATAGGTAAATTTATAGGTACTGATGACGATAATAAACTAATTGTACTAACACATCCTAAAATGGTTGTTTTAACTAATTCAGGTGACAATCAAGACAACTCTATAGCAGTTGTGCCATTCACATTTTCTTCTGTAACAGAGCAAATAGATCTAAGTACTGATAAAATCTTGTCTATTAGCGAATCTATAAAAGAATGTGCAAAAGATTACTTAGATATTGTAGAAGGAAAATCAGAAGAAAAGGCAGAAGACGATAGTTAATTAGATAAATACTATTATGCCTAGTTTAGCAAAACAATTCAGTCTGGTAGGTACTGGTATGATCCAGGCTCCATGTGCAACATCCGTTTTTTGCGAAGGTACTGCTGTATCTTTAACAGGAGACACAGTTTCTCCTCACGGCGAAACTCCTCACACTAACTCTTTCGTTGTATTAGGTAGTTTTACTGTTTTTGTTGAAGGTAGAAGTGTAACAATTACTGGAAGTCCTACTAGTTGTGGGCATACAGTTAGCATGGGTTCCCCTACAGTATTCGTAGGAAGTTAATAACTTACTAAAATGGCTAGCCTGATCTCTGTAAAAGGCCCTCACGCCAGAAACGATAATAACTTTATTCGAATACAATGGAACATGGGTAATTCATGTAATTACGAATGTGAATATTGTCCCCCTCAATTACATGACGGAAGTAAGCCTTGGCTCAGCAAAGATCAATATATAGATGCTATAAATAAATTTTCTTCGTATTATAATGGTTTAGGTAAACGTGTAGACTATGAATTGATAGGCGGAGAGGTAACAGTAATTCCAGGCTTTGAGGATATTATAAGAGCAATAAGTGAATATAATACATCTAGTACAGTCTATACAAATGCTAGTAGAACTGTTAATTGGTGGTCTAAGGCTAAACACTACATGAATGCAGTAGTATTAACATTTCATCCTTTAACACAAGAAAAGCAACACTTTATAGATGTAATAAATGAAATAAAAGAGCACGTTTTTATAGATATTAATATTGCTGGTGTAGGCGGACAAGTATTAGATTTAGGTAATTATGTAGAAGAATTAAGAAATTTGTTTTTAAATTGTGAGCATAATGACTATAATCATGTCAGTATATGTGTAAAGACCATGTATAAGAAGCTCTTAGGGCGTCACAGTAAGCAACAAACATACTGGGATTACACAGAACAGGAAAAAGAAGTCTTAGAAAGACCAGGAATTAAACAACAAGAAGTTAGAAGAGAATCGAATGTAGAAGATGATTCCCCCGCTCCCGATCCAAATGCATTTATGACAGAGTTTTTATATGATGACGGAACTGTAGAATATGTACAAGGGCATCAAATAATAGATAAAGGACTTAACAGATTTAGAGGACTAAGATGCCATTTAGGATTCGAAAGTTTAAACATAGATGCAAGTGGAGAAATTTATAGTAGTTGGTGCGGTGCAAAAAACTTTGGTAATATATCTAATAATACTTGGGAATTGCCTGAAACTAAAACTGTTTGCCCATTTGATTTTTGTAATAATATATCAGATATTTCTATAACAAAGACTCTATAGTATCTTTTTTACCATTTACAAACTCACATAATATGTTATAAATGTTTTGCACATATACATCTTTATATCTAATTCTATGATTAAATTTATCTGGAGTCCAATCAGGTATATAAGCATTAGTTACTGCTGTCATTTCTTCTATACTATTAAAAATATGACCTTTGTATGATATGCATGTTAAATTATTAAAAGATTCTTGTGATTTTATATCAGGTAATGATGTATCTAATATGCTTATACCTTTATCATTTACATAATTTTTTAAAAGATGCCAGCCTTCATTTGTCTTTGTAAAATTAAAATCTTCTTGTTCAAATTTACTAAATATTTCTTTTAATTCTTTAAACTCATTAAAAGGTTTATAAAAGCAATCTAAATTGTATTCTTCAACACCATGAATATCATAAAGCCATTCACCTTCTTCTGTTATAATGTGGTTTAAGTTATTATAGACACATACACCAGGGTGTATTTCTAATGTATAATTATTCTTTTCACATATATCTATTACATATTTAACATCTGACAAATTATGTTTATATAGCATATACTGGATTCTTGGCCTTACTTTAAAATCTAATTGTAAATTTTTAAATAATATATTACTATAATCAGGTATTGTTAAACCTATAGTATCTTTATATCCATATATTTTAAAACAAAATTCTATATTATGAGCTAATGTTTTTTCAATTTTATTACTAAATCCATTAGTATTAATATTTACAACTATATCTGATCTTCTACAAAATAGTAATAAATCTAATATTCTTGAATACTCCATAGGATCTCCAAGAATGCTGTAAAGAGTTATTTGTTTTGGAGATGTCTTTTTAAGATATTTTTTAAGTAAATCAAAATTTAATTCTTCATTGTTAAAAAGTCTTTTACCAAATCTGTGAAATAACCAAGATCCCTGTGACTCCACACATACATATTGATTATTTTTAGATGTAAGATCAATAAAGATATTATCCATATCTCTATTTATTTGATCTTATTTGAATATTAGTTAAGAACGATTATTCTTTACCTGAGGTAAAGTTTACTACTTGGTCAAAACTAGTACCATCATAATAGTATTCAGGTGCCGCATCAAGATCTGTTTCTTGACCGCCTACAGCATAAACACCAATGGTATATTCTTCAACTCTGGTTACCCCACTAACGTCACCTCTTACTGCAAAATGATATTTTCCTGGGACTGTAACATTAGCCATATTAGCAGATGTATCTACAGCACAAATACCAGTAGAAGTATCAAATGTTGCAAATGGTGGTACAGGACTGAATCCTAATACTGTTACGTTTGAAGCACCACTATTCAAGCCTATATCAACATTGCCTGCTTGACCTTGCTCTAAAGATATAATTAGACCAGAGCTTGATGTAGCCAAATCAATTGCACCTACTTGAGGACTTGTTCCTATAGATTTTTTAAGTAAACTTGCATTAGCACCAGTTGAAGTAATTAAGTTTGCATCAAAAGTAATATTAGCACCTTTTCTTAAAGCACTTCCTTCTGCAACAATAAATGACTTAATTTGTGTTGCTGATGATGTTGGTGCTTGTTGTACATATTGTGCTGATAATCCTGCAATAATGGCAGTAGATGGGCTAGTTCCGTAAGATGTACCATAATTACTAGTATTACTATAATCTGCAATACTTACATTAGAACCTAATGCGTAAATATCAACTTCTTCACCTAAGTTACATCCTGCTGAGCCACCGCTCCATGTAGCACTTGCACCAAAGGCTCCTACTTCATAACTAGGATTATATGCTCCAACAGTCATAACCTGATCCAAACCTGCTGGGGAATAATTATCTACATCTGCGGCATCATTACCTGCTGAACATACTACCATTATGTTATGAGATTCTAATTCTTGTAGTTTTGCGTCTATTAAACTATTTTTTGCTGTTGTCCAAGGCATACATATAGTTTTAACTTTACTAGGTGTATTTGCATTGTGATGAACTAAAGCGGCGTTCATTGCCTCTATAATTGTGCCTACTGACACTGAAGAGGATAAACCATTACTAAATTTGAGATTCATTAATGTTGCACTTGGAGATACACCAATATTCTCACCTACAATTAAACTTGCCATTGCAGTACCGTGTCCTACTGTATCTGCATAATCTGAATCAAATGCTGTATATAAATTTGTAATAGTAGCATTGGCAAATTCTGTATGTGCTTCATTAATACCAGTGTCCATTAAATAAACAGTAGACCCGTTTCCATTATATTGAGGGTTGTATGCTCTTGCTAAACTGTTATTATAAGGATTAGCAAGGTGCTTTAAGTGGTCTGTAGAGTATTGTACAGTAACATTTTCAGTTGCACTTTCAAGTGAACTATGCAAAACACCTGCTATTGCGGCAAGTTGCTCTGCTGTACAGTCAATTTTGTACGTTAAATTAAAAGAGTATGTCTCCGTAATCGTTGCCCCTGCGCCTGTAATAGCACTTTGAGCCGCTGTTGCGTCAGCATGTGTTCCGCTATCTAATGCTACAATATATGCCGCCATTATGATTCTCCATATGTTAAAGTTTATGATAACTAATTACTATATGTATTTATCAATTTAATAGGATTTTTATTTTTTTATGGAAACTTTTATACAATTAGGTGATAACCCAGGTTTAGAAATAGACATATCTCCGGCATATTATGTTAAATTTCATGCTATTAAAACAGAACAATCTGTTTTATCCTGTACACAAGAATTGTTAAAAGATTTAGACAAAGTAAATTTATCACTTAGTGGTGGAATAGATAGCCAATTTAGTTTACTGGTAGCAAAAGAATTAAAAAAAGATATTACAGCATACACATACAGAGCGATGTGGGATAACACTATTGTTAATGCTGAAGATGTATATATGGCACAACACATGTCGGATATTAACGATGTAAAATTAAATATCTTAGATATAAATTTAAGAAAGTTTTTTGATAATAATATGCATTTTCAATATGGGAAAGAATATGGAAATACTAGCCCTCAACTTTCTGTACACTTACATTGGATAGATCTATTACATTCAAAATATAAAATAAAAAATATACTAATGGGAGGAGATCCACCTCTATTTAAATATTCTTCTGTAAATACTAATAATAATAAAGTAAGGATGAACGATTCTTTCTATCAAGATATTCTTACGCCTTATTATTTGTTTTGCAAATCAAAAAATATTTTATGTTTAAGGGATATGTACTATCATAATCCAAAAATAGTTTATGCTGGATTCAAAAATAATATTGATGTAGTTGCTAAAAAGAAAATTTATATTGAAAACGATATAAGAAGAGTAAAATCGTTTGATGGTACAACTCACAGATCTGCAAGTCCTTTTTTAACAGATAATTATGTTTTTAAATATGAATGGTATAGTAATATAATAGAAGGTTTAATACCACAACAATCAGGTATCACAGGGTTTGAAACCTTAAAGAAAATATTAGCATCTGAAAGTGGTGCGTATAATAGATTTGATCAATTGTACAGATATCCTATGTGGGATCAAGGTGTTAATACTGTTAGAATGATGATTAAGACTAGTAAAATTAGAAACAAAAGCAGAAATATAATTGTACCAAGTGAAATAATAAATTTATTTAAAAAGTTTCAAACACAAGTTAAAAAATCCGAAGCCAAACCTGTAAATCGTTATAGATTCGATTTCTAAAAAAACTGCAAAAAACCAAATAATCCAAAATTGGCCTATAATCTAGGTGTTTCAAATATACCTGTATAAATACCGCATATATTATATTATAAACTGAAATTATATCAACCTCCCATCATGATTAGAAGTTTATTCACAATATGGTTAAGTTTGTCTATCCAGACATCCGATAACCTATTCGGTGCATTACGAAGTGTTCGGGACGTTGTTGACTGGAGCATAAGTGATGAGCGAGAAAAAATTTAATAAAATTAAAGATCAATTAGAACTTACCGTCCTAGTGACTTTGTTTATAGTATCTATACTGGCGGTATCACCGCCTGGTGTTTAACATTTACAGATAGAGAGATAAAAAAGAAGTGACAACATTAATTTATAAATTAAAACATAATGAAAGTGTGTGTAAATTTTGTGATTTTGTGGAAATGTTGGCTATAATGGCCATTCCCTTTGCAGTACCATTCTTCATTATGTATGCATCAGCAGTATAAGGAGAAAAAATGAAAAAATTATTTGCTATTGCCGTATTAGGACTATTTGTTTCTAATGCTAATGCCGATTGGAGAATGGAAAAGTATGACATAAACCAAGACGGATTTGTTATTAAAGAAGAACTACTAGAAGCAGGTTGTACTGTTAAAGTAGGATTATTTAAGGCCGCAGACAAAAACGATGACGGAAAACTTTCTAAGAACGAACTTAGAAAAGCATCAGAATATATTGTTAGACGTAGGTGTCCTAAGTAATGAAAAGATTATTTAATATAATTTTTAAATACTGGATTGCACCTTGGTCTCCTAAGGGATCTATAAGGAACGTATAATGGAAATATTATTCATATCACTATTCGGTATAATTATTTCTGCATTGTATATAAAACATGCTCCAATGAATGATTTGAGACTTGCTATGTATTATGCAGATTTACAAAACAACAAAGAGAAAAAATGAAATACGAAGTAAGAGATGCAACTCCTGAAGAATTTGCAAAATGGAGAGAAACAGACTATTGGAACAAAATGGATTTTGATCCTTTAGTAATGTTCGTAGTTATCCCAACAATAATTCAGTTAATGGCTGTAGGAATGATGGGTGCTGTAATGTATCTTAATTCTATTTTGTTTTGATCAAAGAAGCAGTTAAGGCCGTCATAGGCGTAGGCAAAAATGGCGGCCAATTTAAAATCACACCTTTGCGAATTCTCTTATTCGCATTTTTAGTAGCAACAATATTTTTAGGTACAGTGGCGTCTTTACTGACCCTTGCCTCATTTTTTACTTGACAAACACAAATTAGTAAGTATAATATTGATTTTAGATAAGTACAGTTATGAGTTTTGTAGTAGGTAGTCCATGTGTCGGATGTAAAGACACAAAATGCGTAGAGGTATGTCCTGTAGATTGTTTCTATGAAGGACCTGATATGCTAGTTATTAATCCAGACGAATGTATAGACTGTGCATTGTGTGAACCAGAATGTCCAGTTGAAGCAATATGGAGTGATGATGAACTACCGCCTGAACAGATACCATTTATAGAAATAAATGCAAAATTATCTGAAGTATGGCCAAACATAACTGAAACAAAAGAACCAATGGCACATAAAAGTCCATACAGTACAGAAGAAGCAATAGAGATAGGTGAGAAACATGCCGAAGAAAATTAGTAAACCAAAAACAAGATCGCACTTGCAGATGTTTACGCATGATACACCTTACGGACATAAAGTGCAAAGAGATAAAACAAAGATTATACCTCGTAAAGAGAAGTATAAGGATAAAGAAAATGATTGATGGTGTAATACTATTGGCTGTTTTAGTACCTGCTATAATTGGTATGTTTTCCTTAATGGTATCTGTAATAAACGAAACAGGCGGCACCAAAGGTATAACACAACCATATATAACCAAGTCAGGTAAAAAACATACAGCAAAAAAAGAAAGGTCAAATTATATAGTCTAAACTGATAAATACTACTATAATAATTTTTATTATTTAGGAGTAACAAATGTCAGTAAAAGATATGTCTTACCGCGAACGCGGATTATTACTTAGTATGTTCGCTCACCAATGTTATTGCGAACCTAAGGATTTATTGAAAAAGAGACCAGGTATTAAAGACTTGGAACCTCTTAAAAAGTTTTTAAACAAACCATTACCACCAACATATATAGATGTTGATGGTGCTCAGGCTTATGTAATGAGTGACAGCAAAGATGTCCTTATTGCATGTAGAGGCACAGAGCCAACGCAACTGAATGACATATTAGCAGATTTAAAAATGTTTCCAGTGAAGCATCATTTAGGTGGTAGAGTTCATAGAGGTTTTTATGCAGAGTATGATAAAGTAATTCCAGGTATTAAAGAAGCTCTTGAAAAACACAATAAGAAAGGCGATAAGACAGTTTGGGTTACGGGACATAGTTTAGGTGGAGCAATGGCAGTATTAGTTGCCGCAGAGTTACAACCAGATGGAGGATTACATACATTTGGACAACCAAGAGTTGGAAACGCCGAATTCCTTAAATGTTTAGATAACATAAAGTATTACAGGTATAGAAACAATAATGATGTTGTTACAGCAGTTCCTCCTTCATGGTTATTCTTTAGACACGGTGGTGTACTTAGATATATTAACACTTTTGGTAATATAAGGAAAGCAACATACTGGCAAAGATTTAAAGACAAATGCAGAGGTCACTGGCAGGCATTAAAATCATTTAACCTAATAGATGGATTCGCTGATCATTCTATGGGTCTATATCATGAATACTTGTTTAACATGGATGACAACGGTGATCAATTACCAAAATAGGAAAATATAATGAACTGGTTAATAATTTTAGCATTAAAAAGTATTCTATCAAGTATAATTGGTAGTAGTTTTTATCAATGGTTTAAAAATACTAAAATGGGTGTTTGGTTTCAAGTCAAAATGGATAACACAATGGAGTGGTTAGCAAAAAGATACGATTTAGAAATTGCTAGTCGCGAAGAAAAATGGTTAAAGCAGTATCCATTACTTGGACAAAGAATAGTAGACTTGGAAAAAGAAGTTGCAAAACTTAAAAAGAAAAAGTAGCAATACATAGTTTTAACTGATACTCAAATGCTTGATAAATATAAGCATAATAATATAGGTTAAAGGATTTAAAACATGTCTAACAAAACACCATACGAGATACGTTTGGATTTAGTAAGAGAGGCGAAAGAAATTCTTCAGGCAAAAGCAAAAAATCCTGAGGACATGCCTACTACGGAAGAAGTACTAAAAGAAGCAGAGCGATTAAACGAATTTGTTTCTAAAAAGCCATTCTCAGACAAATAATTTCTATTAATTAAAGAGCACATTTAATGTGCTCTTTTTTTCTGAATTCAATTCCATCTTTACACTAAATAATTGCTTATATAAGGCTGGATTAGCTCAGTTGGTAGAGCAACTGATTTGTAATCAGTAGGTCGTCAGTTCGAATCCGACATCCAGCACCAATTTAAGGAAATGATATGGCAAAGACAAAAACAACAAAAGCAAAGGCACCAGCAAAGAAAACCGCTAAAAAAGTAACCAAGAAAAAAGTTGTAGCAAATTTTGATTGGAATAATGTTGGGGAAAATGTAAGAAAAAATGCAGAACAAATAAGTGCTAACATTAGAAAAAATGCTGAAAGAATAGGCAATAATGTAAGAGCATTAATGGATAGATGATAATTTGGGGCGGTAGCTCAGTTGGGAGAGCGCCTGGTTTGCAACCAGGAGGTCGCAGGTTCGACCCCTGTTCGCTCCACCATTTATAAGGAAGATGAATGGAATTAAATAAATTAGATCATAGATGGGATAATCAATTAATAAATCATGATCATGAAAAGTATAATTGGCGTCAGTATTTTATAGATGCTGTACAAGAAAAATATCCACAGGTTAAAGAATTAGAAAAACTACATGAAGTAATGGCACCTAACGAAATTAATGATTTTGTTTGGGACGTTCAACGTATATGTAAAACCGAAGAGTTTGCTAGAAAGTTAGATGACTTTATGGACGATGTTGCAAGACCCAGATTAGATGGTGCTGACTTTATGGTACAAGATGTTGTTGGTGTAAGAGTAGTTATTCCTAATCAAGCAAAACACGGTAGAACACTAAACTTTCATCAGGGTATTTGGTTTGGGCATGGCCCAGGTATGTTTAGTATTTGGAGTCCAATTACAGAAGCATGGGACTCCAACACTATGCAAATTTTACCTTGGGAAGAAAGTAGAATGATAACACAAAAAGCATACGATGAACAATTAAGTTATCAGGATATACAAAAACTTTGTTTAGAACATAGTATTCCATGTAATGCATCTCCCGGACAAAGTTGGTTGTTCCAACAAGGGCATCTACACGGTAATATAAACAATGAAACAGATATTACACGTTGGAGTTTTGATACTAGAGTTTTAGTTAAAGGCGGTAACTATGGTAGACGTAGACCAGGTGGGTATTTTAGATTGCATAGAACTTACAGACAGCCTTTAAGCAATATAGATACAAATAAAACCTGGATAAACTATATTGATATGAATAGCAGATTTTGTGAAACAACTCCTTTCTTTGTAACCAGTATGATAATGCAACAGTTTTGTAAAGACGTTGGCATAGAACCAGCAGACTATCCTTTAGAACTTTCGTTTTGTCATTGGGAGCCTATGTTAGAAGACTTTATTAAAGATCCAAATATCCAGGGTATAGTATTTCCAAGTATTTTAGGAATCACCTATGACAAAGAACGCAGAGACGAACTTATAGATATGGCATTTGCAAATAATACCGATCTTTTGTTTGTGGATGAAAGGATATTGTTAAATAATGACAAGGAAAGAGATTACTTGGATAAAATATTTGAGTACATAAACGATGAAGAAGACCCAGATTTATTATTAGGACACACAAGGTAAAAAATGGCAAAGAAAAAAGCAAAGAAGGTTGAAAAGCCTGAAGTACAAAATAATGACAACGATGTCATGTTCAAATTACTAGACGAAAAAATAGAAGTACCTTTAGGACTTTTAAGACAAAAACATATTTTTATTGCAACGCCTTGTTATGGTGGGCAGTTGGGAGAACCATATTTTAGAAGTATGATGAGGTTAGCAATATTATTTAATAAGTATAACATTCAATATACAGTAAGTACTCTTGCTAATGAAAGTTTAGTTACCAGAGGAAGAAATACATTAACAAGTTTCTTTATGGAAAACCAATCAGCAACTCATTTATTTTTTATCGATGCGGATATAGAATTCAATCCAGAAGATATTTTGAGAATGGTTGCATATGATAAACCAATTGTTGTTGGCGCCTATCCTAAAAAAGCAATAAATTGGAATAGTATTATAGGTGCCGCAAGAAATCCTGATTTAAATGAAGACGAAAATACCATAGAAGGACACAGTTCTAACTATGTTGTAAACTTTGATTTTGTAACAGACAAAGACGGAAACAAAACACCGCAAGTACAAATAGAAGATAATTTAGTAAAACTTAAAGATGCAGGAACAGGCTTTATGTGTATTAGGAAAGACGTAATACAGCAAATGTTTGATAAACATCCTGAATACAAATATGTGAATGATATTAATGTAGATCAAAAGTTTGAACCTTATATGTATGCATTGTTTGATACAATGATTGATCCTGAAAGTAGACGTTACTTATCAGAGGACTATATGTTTTGCAGAACATGGCAAAATATGGGAGGTACTGTTTACTTAGATCCACGTACAGCTCTTAATCATGTAGGTCATTACACCTTCCGTGGAAATATTAGAAAATTATTTACAGGTG